TTCGGGTATCTTGGGTAATATTTTCCTTTATATGACATACATATATTATCAGGATCAATTTAAAAACTATTTAGATGGCTATAAAATCGGAAGACTTGTATCTTAGTATACCAAATGCGAGTCCAATCTTTTCAAAACTTGCGATATCAAGTCAGTTCAAGGTGTCATTAGATCTTGTTCGTAGAAGTGCATCAGGAGATAATTTAGGATTATTTGATTATTTAAGTAATTGTGGTTTGTTTGAGGATACAAATTCTACAAGTCAAAAGTATGATTTCCTTTGTGCATCTGCATCATTGCCTGGTTCAAACTTTAATATTTCAGAGGAATTAGGTAGTCGTCAAGGAATGACAGAAAGATTTGCGACAAGAAGAATATATAACGAATTTGATTTAACTTTTTATCTTGATAATGATTATAATGTATTGCGTATGCTTGAGGAGTGGATGAACTATATCAATCCGATTTATAATGAAACTAATGGTAAGTATGTTGGAAATCAGTCAAGCCAATCAAACGCATACCAAGAAAGAAATTCATATTCAAGATTTAGATATCCAGATGACTATCGAAGAAAGATAAGAATTACCAAATTTGAAAGAGATTTCTTACAGAATCCAAATGATAAAAACAATACATTTAAAGATATGCCACTATTAACATATCATTTTATAGATACATTTCCTGTTAATATTAATGCTGTTCCAATGTCCTATGATGGAAGCACATTTTTACAAGTTACTGCTGTGTTTACTTATTTAAGACATACAATTGAAAAACACGGTAACTTACAACAATCAGTAAGAGAAGCAACATTTAATGAACAGTTAGGTCAGGTTAATCCAATTAAACCGAGAAGGTTTGTAAATGAAGTAGCAACAACTTCGAGTAATGTTAAACCAACTGCACCAGTTGGATATGTAAGTGGTAAACCATATTATGGGCCATATCATGAAATGATGGGTGTGAAGATGGTAGGTGCAGAACACACATCTGAACCTCATCCTATAATATATGATACAATAGGAGAAAGTTTACCAGGTGGATCTACAACTGGCCCAACAATAACGGAGACTAATCCACAAACAGAAACAGAAACTACGGCTGGATCTGGAACATCATCATCAACCACTACAACTGAAACAACTGGAGGTGGAACAACAACAACTGATACCACAACCACCACGACAACCACTGATTCTTCTGGATCAACAAGTTCAAGCACCAGTTCTTCAAGTTCGAGTTCAAGTTCAGGTTCGGGTTCCTCTTCGTCTGGCTCAAGTTACTATGGAAGTAGTTATTATAATTACTAAAACCCTGCTATATACAATACTGAATAAAATATTATGCCTTTACCAAAAATAGCGACCCCGACTTATGAGTTGGTTTTACCATCAACAGGGAAAAAAGTTAAATATAGACCCTTTCTTGTGAAGGAAGAAAAAATATTAATTCTTGCACTTGAAAGTGAAGATCAAAAACAAATTACAAATGCGATCAAAAGCACTTTGAAATCCTGTATTCAAACAAGAATTAAGGTAGAAGATCTCCCCACATTTGATATTGAATATATCTTTTTGAATATACGTGGTAAATCTGTGGGTGAATCATTAGAAGTTTTAGTAACTTGTCCTGATGATGGAGAAACACAAGTTGAATCCACGATATACATTGATGAGATACAAGTTCAAAAAGATGATAAGCATACTCCTGATATTAAATTAGATCACTCTTTGACTTTAAGAATGAAGTATCCATCTTTGACTCAGTTTGTTGAAAATAATTTCAACCCTTCTGCAGATCAAACACTTGAAGCGTCTATGGATATAATTGCATCTTGTATTGATGTTGTTTATAGTGAAGATGAATCTTGGGCAGCTGCCGATTGCACAAAGAAAGAACTCAGTGAATGGTTAGAGACATTAAATACGAGTCAATTTAAAGAAATTGAAACGTTTTTTGAAACTATGCCTAAATTATCTCACACACTTAAAGTGGTTAATCCAAAAACAAAAGTTGAGAGTGACGTGACGTTGGAGGGTCTGACAAGTTTTTTCGGATAAGTATGTCTCATATTGATCTTGAGTCATACTTTAAACTAAACTTTGCTTTGATGCAACACCATAAATATTCTTTGACTGAAATTGAAAATATGATGCCTTGGGAGAGAGACATTTATGTTGGACTGTTAAATCAGCATATTGAGGAAGAGAATTTAAAAGCACAACAAGCAAGCATGTAAATGATTACACCAAATATTGCACCTAGAAAAATAATGGGATCTGCAACTGCAGGTTTATTTTCTGCTGCAAAAAGCAGTGTTCGGAGAATGGAGAGAACAACTAACACATTATCAAAAGCAGCAGATGTAACAAAAGATCAAAGACTTGGAATTAACTATGTTCAGTTTTTTGGATCTAAAAAGAATGCTAAGATATTAAAGAAGAGTTTGAAAGCAATAAGAGATTCATTGATCGCAACATTTGCAATTGCAAAACTATTAAGATCAGAAGTATCTAAGAATGTAAAACTAATAGGTGAAAAAACTAAAGGAAAGAGAGGCCTTTTTGGAATTGGTGGTGGAATATTAGGAACGATAGGAACATTATTAAATGTAGCAAAGTTTCTTGCAAATCCAGTTGTACTTAAAGTACTAGGAATTGCTGCATTAGTTGGTGGAACTTTTACTTTAGGTAAGTTTCTATTTGACAATCGAGATAGTATTAAAGAATTTATATTCAGTCGTGCAAAAGGTATATATGATTTTATGGAAAGACTAGTCTCAGGTATAGTTGAAAGAATCATAGGACAAACATTTAAGAGTGATGTGTTATCTAACGTAGAATCTGAAAGTGATGTAGAATTAGATAAAGAATTTCAAAAATTAAGAGCAGAAGATAAAATGCCAGAGCAAGATGCGATGGTTCAAGCAACTTTAAATGAAATTACAAGATTAGAAGGGGAAAAAAATAAGTTATCCAAAGCTATTGAAGATGGAACTTCTATTGATGGTATGACTATCAGCAATATGAAGAAGAGGAGAACAGCGATTGATAGGAGGATGGATGATCTACGAACAGGAAAAAGTTCTCTAGATAAATTTTTTGGAATAAACGCCCTTAACCCTAAGAATATTTTTATTAGATCATTCTTTGGAAATGAAATAAAAGAGAGGAGCACTACACAAGCTGCATATTTAAAAGCAGGTGATGGTTATGAATCTAAAAGTCCTAAACAAAAATTAAACATGTTAAAGGCATTGAAAAAAAGATTTGAAACACAAGGTGATCCCGAACAAATTAAAATTATCTATGCTCAAGATTTGATAGAAGGTAACTTAAAACCACATGAAATACCACAAGCCATAGATATGATCGAACTTGCTGATCAATTAGATACAGTAGAGGGAGATATGGATAAAATAAAAGTGGATGATTTTAATTTTAGTGATGGTGATTTAATCAAACCAATATCCAAACTAGAGGATTTAATCAAAAATAAAACTATATCATCTCCCACTAAAACCTCTGTTGAACTTCCTAAAGATTTGAGTAGTAATGTTATGCCAAAAAAAGTTGTATCATCTGGAACGGATGTTGCTCAAAATATATCTCCTGCATCTAGTGCTCCATCACTGCGTGATTTTATGAATTTCAATCCTGATAATGATTTAGTCGAGTATAATGCTTCTTTACTTAATATATACGTGGGTTAATTATGTTTCAATCTCCATTAAAAACTGTTTCGGAAAAAATAAAACCAGTACAAAGTAAGTCTACAGTTGCTTCTTTGAAGTTTGAAAGATCTTCAGACTTTAAAAAATTTATTGATTTTATAAAAAAAGAAACTCAAGAGATTGAAAATTTAAAATTACCTAAAAAAGATGACATAAAACCAAAATCTAAATTACCAAACGCTCTTGGTATACTTGGTCTAGCAGGATTTGCTGCATTAGCAGCACTTTTTGGTGGGGATAAGAAAGATAAGAAAGGAGAAAAACCCTTTGTATCATATGCAGGTGGAGCAAAGTTTGCTTTAAAATCTAAATCTTTGATAACTAGTTCACCTAAAAAAAGATTTAAAGTTGCTTTTCAGAAAGATAAAAGTCTCAAAAAAACTTTTAGAAAAATATTTAAAAAACCAAGCAAATCTCAAATTGCAGAATTAAAATTAACGAAGGGATTTAGAAAAACTATAAGAGAAAATAAAATTAAAGAACTATTAAAAGATAAAAAAATATTAGAAGATCAAAAAAGACTCGCAAAAACACTTCAATTTGGTGATGATGTAGATATGAAAATTATTCAAAAAGAAATTAATTTCATAAATCAAGAGATAAAAAATTTAGTTAATGCATCAAAATTTGAGGATGATACATTTAAAATTATTAGTTCAGAGAGATATACTACTAATAGTTTCAAATCTAAAATTAATGCTTTAAGGCAAATTACTGACGAATCAAAGGTTTCTTTTGATAGAAGGGGTAATGTTAAATTTTCACCACAAGGTGATATGGCTTCAAGATTAACAATTCAAAATATAATTAATTCAAGTCCTCAAGGAAAAGACTTGATAAAAAATATAACAAAAATGGATCCACTTTTATTTGACGTTCCAGAAGGTGGGACTCTTTTTTCAAAAATACTTGGTAAAAATAAGGGAATTAAAATAGAGAATAAGATGGGTATTGTTAGAGAATCTCTTGATGACTTCTTTACTGGTATTGGTAAATCAACAAAAACACTTAGAGGAAGAATTTCTAAATTTGGAAAATCATTTATGAAATCTAAAACACCAACGCTTGGGCTTCGAAGTGTTTTGGGTACTGGTTCAAAGGCATTTAAATTTCTTACCAGTAGTAGGGTTTCATTTGCTGCTACATTTTTGAGTTTATTTTATGATTCATATGATGCGATTGTAAATCAAGATGATCCTTTTACTGGATACTATAATGTGTTTGTTCGTTACCATAATAAAATTGTTAAGGATCCTACTAAACTTAGACTTATTAAAGGTAAAGTTTCTAATAGAATAGGACTATCACAAGAGAAGATGGACAAAATAAATTTAGAGAGAGACAGATATAATCAAGAAATACTAAGAAGAAGAAATGCTGCTAAAAATAATAATGAAATTTCTTCTATCCCTCAAAATTCCAGTGGTATTGTTCCAATCGCACAGAAAAAACAATCCGTACCATTTGAAATTACTCTTTCACCAACGATAAATAGCACAAAATTTATAAACGAAAAATTATATAAACAATAATGGCACTCGCAGTATCCTCACTTAAGTATAATTATGTTTCAATTCAGAATCCTGATTCTGGATTACCTGCAGTTGATTTAACAAATCATCTAGTGCAGACAGAATATTTTGAGGATTTACTCAGTCCAGTTATTACAATGAAGATAAGAATTAGATCTGAGTTTAACTATATTGCGAGTGTTCCGATTCGTGGTGGAGAGATGGTTGCTTTTAGTGCTGATGTTGGGGGAACAAGATTTCAGTTTGGTGAATTAGATAGTGATGGTAACATAAAACCAGACTCAGGTGAGTTATATGTGTATAAATTATCAGATATGTCTCAACCATCACAGACACAAGACTTTTTATTAAATATAACCTCTCTTGAATTTTTTAAAAATGAAACCTCAAGGTGTCAATTTAAATTTAAACCACAAACAATTGATAAGCACGTTCGACAAATACTTGGGCCTCAAGTAATGAATGTCAATCCAGACAAGATATTAGATAAAAACATTGAAGAAAGTGAAAATTCCTATACATTTATAGGTAACAATCGTAAACCATTCTATACAATTGAATGGTTATGTCCAAAAGCAATCACTAATTCTATTCAAGGTGTGTCTGGTATTGGAACTGATAGTGGAAGTAATAATGCACAGGGAAAAGGAACTGCAGGATTTTTGTTTTATGAAAACAGAGAGGGGTTTAATTTTAAAAGTGTTGAATCTTTAGTTCGTTCAACAACATTAAAAAGTAACAAGAAAAAAGCAGTCTTTAGTTATGAGTATAGAGGATTTGGTTCAACTGGAAATCCATATAATACCAATGAAAATGTTACTATAAATATTTTCCATTTTAATAAATCAACAGATGTAAGAAAAGCTTTGGCTGCTGGTCAATATTCTAACTTAACTGTATTCTACGATTCATTAGAACAAAAATTTTCACAGATTGAATATAAATTAGAAAAAGAAATTAAAGAAGAAAGCACTTTTAAAAATGACGACGATGATAGTGAGAAAAAATTACCAGTACCAAAAGGTTTGGATCAACATAATAGTAGATTATATACTAGGATTTCAGATCATGGAGCATTAGGAGTTGGTAAACTGGGGTTAGAAGCTTCTGGAAGAGATCCAGTTGATCAAGCAAAGGCAATATCAAGATATAATGCATTATTTTCGCAATCCTTAAACATACAAGTTCCATGTAATACAAATCTCAAAATAGGTGATATAATACATTTAGAATTCCCTAAAATAAAAGGAGGTACAGCCAAAGACTTGGATCCAACTCTGAGTGGAAATTATCTGATATCACGATTAAATCATCATATTCAACCAAATGCATCTTTTAGTTCTCTAAATTTAATTCGTGATGCTTCTGGTGGTAACTCAACTGCGTATCCAGTCGATGCATCAGAAAGTGAAAATATTGAACCCTTTCCTGTCAAACTAGAAAGTGGTCAATACACTTCAACAGGAACAAATTCAATACTTCCTCTTGGGGGAGTTTAGAATCTAAATTAGCACATAAATAATAATGTACATACTGTACATGGAGGTAAAAAAATGAAAAGCATAGAAGACCACATCGAACACGACAAGGAAGTTCTTGCCGATCCAACTACTTCTGAACCAATGAAGAGACATATGCTTGAGGAATTACACGAACTCGAAGTATATGCAGATCATCATCACGATGAGATAGAAGCAGGTGATCATCACGATCCTAATGTGTTGGAATTATTCTGTGAGATGCACCCTGATGAACCAGAGTGTTTAGTGTATGATGACTAATGATTGACCAGTTAGCAACTCTCGGAAAGGTTAATTCAATTGGAAGAGATGGATTTTTATGGTGGATCGGACAGGTCGCCCATAAAGATTCATGGAGAGAGGTGAATAAAGCCATTTCACTAAGAGGGTATAAAGGCAATAGAGTTAAAGTTAGAATAGTTGGGTATCATCCTTTTGATCCAGAAGGAAACATTCTACCCGATGAGGATTTACCGTGGGCAGAGGTTTTAGCAGACCCTTTTTCTGGAAACGGTCAAGGTGGTGTATCAAAAACTTTAAGTTTAGTTGGTGGTGAAATGGTTCTTGGTTTCTTCTTAGATGGAGAAGATGCTCAACAACCAGTTATAATGGGACTGTTTCCAA